TACATCATAGTGATCAGACCAATTTTCTAACGTAACTTCCTTCCTCGTTACATAAGAAAATCTACTTATATTCTCTTGAATAAGAAGATCCCAGTCTCTATCACTTGATACAAGCCATACACTTTCTAAATCATAAAGTTCTTTGTGCTTTACTAAATGTGCTGCAAGATCGTCTGCTTCTACTCCTTTGTACCTTAGGATAGGGTACCCTTCCTCAGCTAAAACCTCTAAAGACGCTTCAAACTCTTCAAAGAATTCTTCAAAAGCAATTCTCTCTTCTTCGCTTTGATCTGCAAATTTTTCTTTTCTGTTCTGTTTATAGTCAGGAGATATTTCTTTACGATATGTAGAAGACCCCCAATCTGCCGTAATAATTATTTCTCTACACCCATAAGAAGTTGCTAAAGACTCTACTGTTTTTTGATATTCATATCTGAAGTCTGTTCTTCCTTGGTGCTTCCATCTAAATGCAAGATTAAGTGCATCTATTACTAGTGTTGCTTTTGTATCTGGTATTCTATCATCAAAATTAAATGCCATTTAAAAACTCCGGCTTTTCATTCTTTAACCACTCATCTGCTACCATAACATGACAGCTTAAAAAATTTATATCAATCCATAAAGAAAAATTTTCTGGCTTATCTTTTGATACTACAAATATTGGTGAGCGATTATATTTAAAAAACAACAGCGGCTCTTGGTTCCCTTGGTCCGCTTGTTGTACTACTTTATTCCACCAACGAATTAAGTTATTTGTTCTAGGTGCAGTAAAAATTTTATCAGTAAGAGGAGACTCAGAATAATTTTTTACTTCAATACAGTATTTATTTTTTTCATGAGGAACATATAAATCTCCCTTTAAATACTCAAGAGCCCCGGAACTCGGGACTCTTTCAAACTGAAGACCGGTGTATTCTCTTAATAAATCTCTTACTAGATATTCTCCTCGAGCTCCTTTTGCTCTACTATCTACCACAATCCCCTCTCTATGTTTCGAAGAATATCTAATTTTTCTTTATACTCTGCGAGTCTGCCTAATTCCAGTTCAATCGCTCCAAGTATGTCTGGATGTTCTCCAATACCAACAGGATTTAGAAAGTAAACTTTAATATTTGTTTCGTGATATTTACACTTTCCTAAAAGATAGTCTTTCATGTTTTCACACATAAGATGTCCTGCAGTAAGTGTCATTTCTTCTTCGCTCATTCTAACCTCGATATATTTCCTGATTTAACCACTTCTATTTTTTCTAGTAAGGGATGAGTCCAGCCATGACTTACTACATATGTGTTTAAATCTTCTCTAAGTAAAACTTCTACCATTTTTTCTCTGCCGGCGTCATCAAGTACATTGATTACTTCATCTAAGAATAGTACATTGATTCTTGACTTTGATATACTACTCATGAGTTTTCGAATAGCAATCAGTGTAGCTGTATTTACTCTTGCTAACTCCCCACTAGAAAGCGCAAGAATATCTACTATGCTACCATTATCGGTAATTTGTACATTTAACTTATCATTTGTAACAACAAACTCTAAAGTAAATCTGCCGTCAGATAGCTCTGCTAAATAGTAATTTGTCAGTTCTTCTAACTCTTTTACTAAATTTTCGATCTTATAGGCAATTAATCCATTTGTGCTAAAAGCTTTCTTTAGCACTTCAAGATGCCCTGCAATTTCTTGCTCTTCTTCGAGGGCAAGTTGTCCCTCTTCCAACTGCTGTTGAAATTCTTCGGTTTGCTCCAATATTACTTGAATTCGTGTATTTCTTTTTGTTATTTGTTCGTTTTTTCTAGCTACCTCATTTAGTCTGCTTTGCGCTTCATTAAGTTTTTCACGGACTTCCGACAAATTCTTATCAAGTTCTTCTTTGTCCAATAAACTCGATGGTAGGTGGACGTCAATACTTCGAAATATTTCCTGCCATTCTTGCTGAGTTTTTTGAGAGTCGGAGTAAAGTTGATTGTTTCGTCTAATTTCTTGTATTCTTGTCTCAAGTTCATCTTGTTTATCTCGTGCCTCCGCAATTTTTATAGACTCATTTAAAATTAGTTCTTGTTTGAACTCTGAGTCCACTGATTGTTCACAAGTAGGGCAGGTATCACCCAATTTATTTAGCTTTTCTAGAAGCTTCTTTGACCCCGTTACGACCCCGTTGAGATTTCCTAATTGTGATTGAAGGTCGTCGTAAGATACTTTCTCTTTTATGGAACAGTTTTTCGCAGACTCTATATCAATCGAACTCAACAAACTTTTATAAGTATTATTCTGTTGAATTTTTTTATTTTTTTCGGAGATATTTTTAATCTCCATTGTAAGCCTGGCGGCTTCCTTCTCATCTTTTTCCGTCTCGATTGTAAGATTTTCGAGAGGCAGTACCGATGTATCACTCAATTTGTTATCATTCAACCATTTTTCCACGGTTGCTATCTGTGATTGTATACCTGTTAAATTGTAATAGTGTGTTTTTGATTCTGCCTTAAAAACTTCAAATAATTCTACATACTTTTCTAAGTGTAGGAGGTCAATAAGAAACTTTTTGCGGTTCGTATCTGTTGCAGTAAGAAACTGCAGACTACTATTTGTGTTCTGGTATACCAACTGAGAGAAGGTTTTAAAATCGATTCCAATAATAGCTTGGAGTGTTTTATATGTATTGGTCGCTGTATGAGAGCTAATATCTTCTCCATCTTCCAAAAGCCGAAGCTTAATACTAGACTTACGATCAATAATAACGTCATAGTGTTTGCTATCCTTGGTAAATTCTAGGTGAATATGATACCCCGCATTATTGTAACGATTTGGGATATCTGCCTTTTTAATTCCTTTGGAGTTTTTATTAAATAGGGCTTCTTCTATAATTAATGGAATGGAAGACTTTCCCATTCCATTAGTGCCAACAAGCTGAGTTACTGTGTTTTCTTCTAAGTTCAGCTCATTGTTTTCCCCGTAACTAAAACAATTACTCCATTTCAATTTTTGTAGCGTAATCATTAAATATGCTCATTATATTAGGTATGCTGGTTTCTGATATTTCTAGAATATACGTCAAGTATTCTACAAGCTCGTCTTGTATAGTCATATCTTTATCTATAACTAAAGTTGCTTCGGAACTTCGTTTTATTACTTTTTTATCTAAAAGCTCATTATTTTTTATATTTGCGAGCTCTTGCATATCACCTTCTATTTCATAAATAGTATGATGATAATCTGTATGCACCATCTCACTTGGATCAATAACTGTTTTTCTAATAAGTTGTGGAAGATCAAAAGGCTCCCATATCCAAGTCCAATCCTCGGCGTTTATAAGTAAATATCCTGTCTTAACTTCAGTTCTATGGAATGAAGTGGTCATAGGAGACCCGGGGTATACAATATTTAATTGTGTATTACTGTGGGCGTGTAAGTCACCCGCAAATACGATAGGAAAATCTTGAAACCTGTCTAAGTCCACCTCTGGCTTGACATGGGGCGGTATTTCTCCTCGTACATGAGTAAACAATGGTTCTGTTTGTATAAATTTTTCAATGCTTCCTTTTCGATGTAACTCGGCGTAAGGAAGAACGCCAAAACCAAAATCGGAATCATGATATGAAATGTCCACTATTTTTACTAAAGGATTAATATCTCTACTAACTTGCTTTAATTGAGTAAAGAATGTTTTGTTTTTCTTTGTAGCTTCGTGGTTGCCATCATAGATAAGAGTAGGAATCTGTACTTCCCGAATAAACGAAAAGTACAGCTCCAATTCTTCCATGGTCGGCAGACGATCAAAAAGGTCTCCTCCTATGATGTGCATATTACACTGTTTTTCAAGGCTATGAAGTTGCTCGAAAAATAAACTATATCGGTTGAGTGCCCACTGTCGTGGAACATTTTTTTGACCTAGCTTAATATGCCAGTCTGCCGTAAATAAAATCATGACATCTTAAACTCAGCTTCTAATTCTTCATCCATATCTCCAGAGGCTTGTACTCGAATTTCATCAAGAAGAGTTTTTTGTGCATCTGGGGTTGGTCTAGGCATTACATCGTCCATAGACTTTAGATCAGAAATTGCGGCCATCTCGTCTTCGCTCAATGCGCGCTGCTTACACTTCAATACTTGAAGTTGGTACTCTACATTGTAGGGCAGAGGGCCAGTCTTTACACGCTTGAACTTAACATCCCAGCCACTTTCTGGATCT